GACGCACCATGAGCTGTCCTCCGACTGGGACACGATGCACGTCTCGTGTCTCGATATCCCATTGGTGTCGAAGGACTTCGTTGAGCAGATCAAGGCAACCTATGGCGAGGGCAGTAATGCGTTTCGTATTCGCGTACTGGGAGAATTTGCTGTTGCTGATAATGATACTCTTATTGCGGCAGAGCTAGTTGATGCGGCGATGGGGAGAGATGTGCCGGTCGATGTGTCAGATGGCATGATTTACGGGTTAGACGTTGCTCGGTTTGGCACCGACAGATCTGCTCTGTGTAAGCGGAAGGGCAATGTCGTGATGGAGGTCAAGTCGTGGGGTGGGCTTGATCTGATGCAGTTGGTCGGTGCTGTGGTCAACGAGGCGCGCACAGATAACCCGGTCGAGATCTGCGTGGACACTATTGGTCTTGGGTCCGGTGTAGCCGATCGGTTACGGGAGATGGGGTACAATGTCAGGGATGTGAACGTCTCTGAATCTTCAGCCATGAACCCTAATGCCAACAAGTTGCGCGATGAGCTGTGGCTTGCGGTGAAGGATTGGCTCGCAACTCGGACTGTGCGTATCCCGAATGACCAGACGTTGCGCCATGAGTTAGTAGCGCCAAGGTATAACTTTTCCTCGTCCGGTAAGATTGTGGTAGAGTCGAAGGACGCGATGAAGAAACGCGGGATGCGGTCGCCTGACTTGGCTGACGCGGTATGCCTGACCTTTGCCGGCAATGCGGCATTGGTAGGGGGTCGCGGAACACCGTGGGTTCGTGGTAAGCCTTTGAAGCGGAACTTGCGGAGTATTGTGTAATGGCAAAGACACCTGCGTGGCAGCGTAAGGAAGGCAAGAACCCATCCGGTGGGTTAAACGCCAAGGGGCGCGCGTCAGCTAAGGCTGAAGGCATGAATTTGAAGGCACCCGTGAAAGCGGGAGATAATCCTCGTCGTGCTTCGTTCTTGGCGCGCATGGGTAACATGCCAGGTCCAGAGCGTGACGAGAAAGGTAAACCGACGCGGTTGCTCTTGTCCTTGAAGGCATGGGGTGCTTCGTCAAAGGAAGACGCGCGGCGAAAGGCTAAGGCTATCTCCGCAAGAAACAAGGATAAGTAATATGGCTGAAGCATGTCCTGTCGAAACTAAAGACATTACGTTAAACCTACAGAATCGCGGTAAGGCTATTGATAAGGCTAATTATGGCCCTATGGACCCTAACCAACCGAATGACCGCTACTGGGCTATGAAGGCCAAGATGTGGGACGTATCACCGGATGAGGCGAAGTCTCAGCGTTGCGGTAACTGCGCGGCGTTCAGCCAGACATCTCACATGATGGGCTGCATCGAGAAGGGCTTAGAGGGCAAAGATGCGCGAGAGCAAGATGCGATGGATGTTGTCGATGCCGGTGATCTCGGTTTCTGTGAAATCTTTGACTTCAAGTGCGCGGCAGCTCGGACATGCGATGCGTGGATTGTGGGCGGTCCTATTACCGACGAGACAGAGCAAGGTTCAGAGTCCGAGAACGAGTACAGTTCTATGGATAAAGGGGAAGACATGTCTGAGGGTGAGGTAGACTAAGTGAATCTGGCAATCTGTATACCGGCTAGGGACGAGGTTCACGCCGGTTTTGCGAAGGATCTCGCTGTGCTTTCCGCGAAGTGGTATGCCAGCGTTCCTGCTGGTATTCGCTTCGACATTCACATGGTCAGCGGTACTCTTATTGCTGATCAACGGATGAAGTTGGTTCGCATGGCCCTGGATGGTGGGGCTGACTACATCCTGTTTCTCGACAGCGATATGCGGTTTCCATCTGACGTAATCGTGTCTCTCACGCGGCATAACTTGGACATCGTTGCGGCAAACTATGCGACGCGCCGGTTACCTGTTAAGACTGTCGCGTTCAAGAATTTCCAGAAGTTACAGTATGTTACGTCAGACTCTTCAAAGACAGGGTTAGAAGAAGTCGACGCTGTCGGTATGGGCTGCATGCTGATTAAGGCAAACGTGTTCCGTACTATGGCAGAACCGTGGTTTCAGATTGGCTATTCGCCAGACTGGAAAGCGTTTGTCGGTGAAGACATGTACTTCTGCCGCGAAGCGCAAAAGGCAGGCTTCAAGGTCTACATTGACCATGATGTCTCGAAACAAGTAAGACATATCGGTGTGCTAGAGTTCATGCACGAACACGTTGATCTTTAAGGAGTTTCCGATGAAGGGTAAGTCGAAGATCGCTAAAGTTATGGGTGAGTACAAGAAGGGTACGCTTCACGCTGGCGTTAATCCTAAAGGCCCGAAGAAAGCTCCTTTAGCCAAGAGCCGCAAGCAGGCGATTGCTATTGCTCTTTCTGAAGCAGGCATGTCGAAAAAGAAGAAATGAACCACTTCTACGAAGAGATTCAGGGTTGGTTTAACTTTACCAAACCCTATCGCGAAGCAGTTCTGAGTGCTCCTAAAAGCGGTGCCGTGTTCGTTGAAATCGGCTGCTGGAAGGGGCGCTCTTCTGCTTATCTGGGCGTAGAAATAGTCAACTCTGGCAAAGATATACAGTTATACTGCGTCGATCACTGGAAGGGCTCTGACCAAGTCCACAAAGATGACCCGGAGCTGAAGTCGGTGTACTCCATCTTTAAAGCAAACATGAAGAAGATCGAGGGTCTCAAGATGACTCCTATCCGGTCTGACAGTGCTTCTGCCGCGTCGAAGTTTGATGACGAGTCAGTCGATTTTGTGTGGGTTGATGCGGGTCACGAATACGAAGAAGTGAAGGCTGATATCGAGGCGTGGATGCCTAAGCTGAAACGGGGCGGAGTCATGGGAGGTGACGATTACCCGTTCGATGGTGTATCTAAGGCTGTGAAAGAATTACTGCCCAAGCACGAGGTTGGCTCAGAGACCGGCTGGAAGTGGTGGCGCGTGAGAAAGGTTTAAGGCATGGCGATCTCAGGATATGACCCCGACAACATTCCAGTTAATGTTTCAGCGCCCCGTGCTTATGACGAGGATATGGGTATCCTGACACCAGGTATGCAAGACCAGCCGATGGACGAGGAAGAGTTCCGCTCCCGCGTTCACCAGTCCATCGAAGACGCAGCAATCTATATCGATACCTATATTGCCCCAGAGCGCGAAGCCGCTATGTCATACTATCTGGGCAACTCGTTTGGTAATGAGGAAGATGGCAGCTCGCAGGTTGTGCTTACAGAAGTGCGCGACACGGTTTTGGCAATGCTGCCGTCGTTGCTCCGTATCTTTACCGGCGGCGATAAGGTTTTAGAGTTTGTTCCAAAAACGGCTGAAGATGTCGAAGTAGCTGAACAGCAGACCGACTTCATCAACTACATCTTTATGCAGGAGAACCCCGGTTTCCGCATTCTCCATGACGCGATGAAAGATGCGCTGATTCTGAAAGAAGGCGTTCTGACTTGGTATAAGCGCGACGAAGAGACTGTCGAAGAGTATAGCTACTCCGGTCTGTCGCAAGAAGAAGCGGCAATGATTGCTCAAGATCCAAGCGTCACGGTTTTGGAATACCGCGAAGAGCAATCCATGATGCAGCGCGATAATGTGATCACTATGTCGCCTGACGTTATGATGACACCGCAGATGATCTCAATGCGGATTAAGCGCGTCATTCGCGAGCCACGCTATGTGGTTGAGTGCATTCCGGTCGAGCAATTCTTGATCGATAATCAGGCAACTTCGATCGATGACGCATTGATCGTCGCGCGTCGAAAACTCGCAACTGTGTCAGAGTTGGTAGCGATGGGCTACGACAAAGACTTGGTTGAGATGAACGCTGGCTCAGGTGGGTTTGAGCTGAATATGGAAACTCTGGTTCGTAACCCTGCGGACCAATCATTCTTTGGGATTGCTAATGGAAACGACGAGTCCACAGACAAAGTCTATTACGTTGAAGCCTATATCCGCATCGACAAAGATGGCGACGGTATCGCCGAGCTGCATAAAGTCTGCACAGTCGGCAATGGTGGTTACATCGTCCACCAAGAAATAGTTACAGAAATTCCGTTCGCAACACTTTCGCCAGATCCAACACCGCATACGATTTTCGGTAAGTCTATTGCAGATCAAACGATGGACCTGCAACTGATCAAGTCGAGCATCATGCGTAATACGCTTGACTCACTGGCTCAGTCGATCCGTCCTCGTACTCTTGCAGTTGAGGGCCAAGTCAACATGGATGACTTGCTCAACAACGAGATTGGTGCCGTGATCCGCGCCCGTAATCCTGGTGCAGTTGTGCCATTCTCGACACCGTTCGTCGGTCAGCCAGCTCTCGGCGTGATGTCCTATGTGGACGAGATCAAGACACAGCGCACAGGAATTTCTCGTGCGTCTCAGGGCTTGGATGCAGAAGCACTTCAAAGCACGACGCGTGCGGCTGTGCAGGCTCAGTTGTCCTCGTCGCAGGAACGCATCGAGATGATCGCGCGCCTGTTTGCTGACGGGTTGAAGCGGTGCTTTAAGGGGTTGCTGCATCTCGTTACACAGCATCAGGATAAGCCCAAGATCATCCGTTTGCGTAACAAGTTTGTCCCAATTGATCCGCGTGGCTGGACAGCCGACATGGATATGATCGTGAACATTGCTCTCGGTCGTGGCTCAGATGAGCAACGGATGATGTTCTTGCAGCAGATCGCCGCGAAACAGGAGCAGATCCTCCAGCAGTATGGACCGAATAACCCGATGGTATCGATCCAGCAGTATGTCTCGACGCTGAACCAGATCACCCAGTTGGCTGGCTTCCAGAACCCTGCGCAGTTCTACTCAGAGCCGACACCAGAGCAAGTGCAGCAATTCATGCAGTCTATGGCTCCTGAGAAGAAGCAAGACCCGGCAGAAATGCTTGCACAGGTTGAAGCAGAGAAGACCCGTGCCGATATTCTCATTGCTGCCGCAAAGCAGGAACTTGAGACCAAGAAGGCACAGGCAGACGCAGATCTTAAGCGTGACCAGTTGATCGCAGACGTAATGCTCAGAGCAGCCGAGATTCAGGCAAAGTATGGCTCACAGGTCGATGTTGCGACGATTAACGCTGAAGTTAACCGTCAGCGCGCAGAGATCGAGGCGATGTTTAATCTGCAATCGCAGCGCGAGCAAGCGATCTTACAGCAACCGGCACCACAGCCGATGATGCCACAGGGGATGATGTATGGTTGAGGAAGCGGACCTCCATAGAGCTGCGATAGCACTGAAAAACAGTATCGCTACGAAGGCTTTGTTCGACGCTCTTAAGAAAAACTATACAGAGATGTGGATGTCATCAGACCCAGATGACTCCGAGGTAAGGGATGAGGCGTATCTGATGATACGTGCCATCGCGGATCTACAGGGGCAGATTGAGACGATGGCGTCAGCCCCAGATGTAGTCGCGTTTAACCGCCGCTTGAAGGGGCGATAATTTAGGAGTATTTACTTATGAGTTTAACCGAGCAGTCGCAGACCCGCGAAATCGGTGTATCAGAAGCTGCAAACCGTATGGCGGCACTACTGGGAGGCGATGAGCCGAAACCCACGGCGCAGCAGGAAGCAGCTCCTGCCGAGGCACAAGAGGCCGAGGCGACGGCAGATGAGGTCATTGAGACCCCAGTGCAAGATGAAGGTCACGCTGTAGAAGCGTCAGACGGCACTGAGGAGACCGAGTATGTCGGGGACCAAGAAGGTGGCACAGAAGAGAGTCTGTCACCGGAATCGCTCGTAACCGTCAAGATCGACGGACAGACGCAGAAGATCCCGTTGAAGGAAGCTCTGGAGGGTTACCAGCGACAGTCCGATTATTCGCGTAGAATGAACCAACTCCGCGAGGAGAAGGTCGCATTCGAGCAAGAATCTGAGGCAGTAAGAACGGAACGCCAGCAATACGCGACCCTGATCGAAGCACTTGACCAGCAACTACAGCAGTTGATGCCGCAAGAGCCAGATTGGGAACGGTTGCACCGGGAAGATCCGTTAAACTTTCCTCTGGTCGAAAAGCAATGGCGAGACTACCAGTCCCGCATGGCTGCGACGAAAGCCGAAAAGGAACGTCTCAGCTATTTGCAGCAGAAGGAAGAACAAGATCGGTTGAAGACCATTGTGGAGCAGGGTCGCCAGTATTTGGTGAAGCAGGTTCCAGAATGGAATGATGCCGATAAGTGGAACGAGGCACGGACACGTCTGAAGGAATACGGACAGCAAGTCGGTTATTCTGAAGATGAGTTAGCTCAAGCCTATGACCCACGAGCTATTCTTGTTCTTGAGAAGGCAAGGAAGTACGACATGCTAATGGCTAAGAAACCACAGCCTGATAAAAAGGAAGGTCCGAAGCCGTTGCGTTCAGGAAATGTTGCCTCCGCACCTAAGCAGCAGACCGAAGTTGCTCGCGCGAAAATGCGTCTCAGTAAAACCGGTAGCGTCGATGACGCTGCTAAACTCTTTGGTCTAATGGAAAGCAGGAGACGATAATGGCTTCCGTAAGTAAAGTTCAAACCTATCAAGCTGTAAACGAACAGCGCGAAGATCTCTCGAACATCATCTATGACATCAGCCCGACCTCGACCCCGTTCATGTCGAACGTAGGTCGTGACACGGCTGACAACACCTACTTCGAGTGGCAGACCGATGCCCTCGCAGCAGCTAACGGCTCGAACGCCCTCGTGGAAGGCGCAGATGCCGGTGACCAAGACTTCACCGATACAAACCGCGTTGCGAACTACACGCAGATCAGCGGCAAGACCGTTGCAGTTTCGGGTACAGCTCAAGCTGTAAACATGGCTGGCATGCGTACGCTCTTGGCCTACAACCAGGCTAAAGCTGCGAAGGAACTCAAGCGCGACATGGAAAAGATCCTCCTGTCGAACCAAGCTGCGTCTGCTGGTAACAGCTCGACAGCTCGTTACACCGCTGGTGTTCCTGCTTGGTTGATCACGAACTCTGTTGCGAACGGTGCTACCGCTCCTACGCTTTCGTCTTCACCGAACGGCTATCCTAACGCTGCTTGGACGAACCTCTCGACCTCGACGGACGTTGCTTTCACCGAAACCATGCTCAAGACGGCAATTCAGAACGTCTGGGCAGAAGGCGGCGAAGCAAAGATCCTCATGACGGGTCCGTACAACAAGACGGTTGCTTCTGGTTTTGCAGGTATCGCTCAACAGCGCATCACCTACAATCAGGTTCAGCCTGCTGGCATCATCGCTACCGCTGACGTGTATCTCAGTGATTTCGGTGAAGTTTCAATGGTTCCGAACCGCTTTGCTGATGAGCGTTTCGCACTCGTTCTCGACCCAGAATACGCATCTGTTGCGTATCTCCGTCCGTTCGAAACGATTGACGTTGCCCAGACCGGCGACTCGATCAAGAAAGAACTCGTTGTGGAATACGGTCTCCGCATGAAAGCTGAAAAGGCTCATGCTGCTATCGCAAACCTCACGACTTCAGCCTGATAATAGAGAGGGGCGGTTCGCCGCCCCTCTTTTCTCTTGGGGAGCAACATGAAACAGCAAGACTACGCACCGGCTGAGTTCATCTTAGGCCATGACGGTTTTACCGGCACTACGACCAAGATGAAGGTCGAGCATGATGGCACGATGCACTTTATCGACACGACCGACATCAGCGATGTTGCGAAGTTCAACCAAGAAGAGATGAATAATGTTTCACGGACAACCAGATCTGGAGACATGGTTAGAGTCGCTCGTCTTCCTATGCTTGTTTTGTTGCAGCTTAAGGAGCGTGGTATTCTTCACGACAAGAATGCCTTGAAGCGGTGGTTGACTACCGAAGAAGCCCGTCCGTATCGGACTCACCATTACACGAGCTGACGATGACAATTACGAGTTACGCCACACTCCAATCCGAGATCGCGTCATGGTTGAACCGTGACGATTTAACGTCTCAGATCCCTACTTTTATCCAGTTCGTGGAAGCTGATGTGAACAGCCGTTTACGCCACCAGAAAATGGTTGTGCGCGCTCAGGCTACCAGCGACCAAGAATATGTGCAGCTTCCTGCTGATTGGCTTGAGGCTATCAATATCCATATTATTGACGGTAAACAGCCACTGCGTTACGTGACGCTTGATGAGGCAGACAAAATCCTGAAGCAGCAGGTTATCACTCAGCCGTCATTCTATTCGATTATGGATGATGCGCTTGAGATTGTCCCAGCACCTGCGACAGATATAGACATCGAGATGGTCTATTACGGTAAGATCCCGTCTCTTAGTGTTAGCGTTGCTTCTAACTGGTTACTCGTAAAGGCTCCTGACCTTTACCTGTATGGTGCTCTCGTTCACGCTTCACCGTTCCTGTTGGACGATCAGCGTGTCGGGTTATTCGCGAACATGTACAATTCGCGGCTTGATTCACTGCAACTTGAGAGCGATAAGGCGTTACACAGTGGTGGACCGTTGATCGCTCGTACGCGAATAACTTACGGATAAGGAGTTAGAAATGGCAGGCTTTACCAATTACTCAGAAGATCTCGTTCTGAACTGGGTTTTCACGACGAACTCAGCAACTCGCCCGACATCGTGGTACGTTGCGCTTTACACTGTTGCTCCTGGCGAATCAGGTGGCGGTACTGAGGTAAGCGGCACTTCGTATGCTCGTCAGAGCGTTGCTTTTTCAGTAACAGGCACTGCTCCAACGACAGCTGCTAACTCTGCTGCTGTAGAGTTTCCGACAGCAGGCGGATCATGGGGCACAGTTGTAGCAGCAGGTGTATTTGATGCCTCGTCGAGCGGTAACCTTTTAGCTTTTGCTGATCTCACGACTTCGAAGACAATCGATACCGGCGACGTGCTCCGCTTCAACACAGGCGCTCTGACCATCACATTGGACTAATAGATGGCGAACGGTCGCGATTACGGTAGTTTTGATTACGGCATTGGTGTCTACGGCACAGCATTAGTCGTAGATGCCACTTGCACGATTTCTGCTACCTCTAACGCGACAGCTTTAGGGAGCACTGTTAAGGCTGCCACTGCTCAAAGCGTATCTACATCTTCTGGTGTATCAGTTCCGACGCGAACAACTAATGCAACGCTTAACGTCATATCTGTTTCCTCGTCTGGTGCAGCAGCCGCTGATACCGAGATTGCATACTGTGTCATACCTGCCACCAGTACTGCCTCGGCGTTGGCTACGCGCGTTAGAGAGGTGGCTGCTGCTATTTCTGCAACGAGTGGATCTACTGCTGGCGCTTATGCCATCAGAACTGTCAGCGCGACTGTTGCTGGGCAGTCTGCCGCGACAGCTAACGGTTATGTCGCAATTCTGGCAGAGGCGACCGGCGCATCGGATAGCAACGCATCTATTACTGTTGTCAGAGTTCAGCCTGCCGTTGCCGCTATTGATCTACAGTCAAACTCAACTGCTGGCGCTACAGTTACATGGTATGCACTTGAGAATATCGTTACTGCTTCTACGGCAACAGCTCAGGCACAAGCAATACTTCGTGGTGTAGCAAATGCCGTATGCCAATCTGGGATGAGTGCTGCTGGTCGCTATCTCTGGGAGCCTGAGGGTATCCAGTCAGAGACGTGGCAAACGCAAGAAAATGTGATAGAGAATTGGTCAACGCAAAGTGTTAGCTCTGAGTCATGGGATAGCAGTGTTATCCCGTCAGCGACATGGGTGCCGCAGACTATCTCTGGCGAGACTTGGACAGTTAACTAGGAGTTACCGTTATGGCGGATACCTATACCACGAACCTTAACCTGACGAAGCCTGAAGTCGGAGCATCCCGTGATACGTGGGGCACGAAGACAAATAGCGACTGGGATATCGTCGATGGTGTTTTCAACGCTGCTGGTAATGGCACATCAGTTGGCCTGAATGTTGGATCAGGAAAGACGCTAACGGTTGCTGGGACGGCTAATATTACTGGAACGGTTAATCCAGGAGTTGTAATTTCTGGGTCTTCTTCTAGTGATGCGCTCCGCATTACACAGACAGGTGCTGGTAACGCTCTTGTTGTAGAGGATAGCGCTAATCCTGACAGCACTCCGTTTGTAATTGATGGAACTGGCGCTGTTACTAGGGGCGCAAATAGTGCCTATTCCACGGTAGCAATCACTTCTGCAATAACTCCATTTATCCAAACGCATGGAACAACACTAAGCCCATCTGCGATAGGGCACTTTAGTTGGGGGTCAAACCCATACTACACATTTAACAAATCTGCTGGAGGATTAGGAGTCTATACAGCAGTTGCAAGTGGAGACATTCTTGGAAGAATCCAATTTAATGGGGCTGATGGGTCAGCATTTGTTGCTGGCGCACTTATTTCAGCAGAAGTAGATGGCAATCCCGGCTCAAATGATATGCCGGGCCGTTTGGTATTCAGCACTACTGCTGACGGTGCATCTTCTATTACGGAACGTATGCGTCTTGACTCCAGCGGCAACGTTGGGATTGGAACTACGTCACCAACATATAAACTTGATGTAAAAGATGGTGCGATAAGAGTAAATAATTCTGCCGGCACAGATGCAGATTTAAGATTTGCCAATAGTGCATCAACGGCTGGTAAAATTACCTATACTTCATCAGACATGACGTTTACGACAGCAGCTTCTGAACGCATGCGCATCACTAGTACTGGCGCAATATCAGTAGGGTCATCAGGGACAGCCACAGGAACATCAGGACAAGTCCTTACATCCGCTGGCTCTAGTGCGCCTCCTACATGGACAACTATATCAACATCAGCATCGGGAACGCTGATCCGCGCTCCGCGAATCCTGACCTCAGGTACATCTTACACAACACCGTCTAACTGCACGACAATCGTTGTTGAATTACTTGGCGGTGGTGGTGGTGGTGGTGGAAATAGCGGTTCAAGTAGTAATGGAGTGTATGGAAGTGGATCCGCTGGCGCATATACATACAAAACTTTTACGGTAACTGGTTCAACTGCTTATACTTATGCAATCGGTGCGGCTGGTACAGGAGCATCAGGTGCTGGCGGAACGGGTGGCAGCACTACGTTTACTGTTGGGGCAACAACTGTAACGGCGACTGGAGGAACAGGCGGTTCATCATCAACTGGTGGTTCAATTACTGCTGGTGTTACTTCGACGAATGGAGATGTAAATTTCTCCTCAATGTATGGTTATGCTCCTGTTTCAACATCAACCAGTATAGGTGTTTGCATTTTTGGTGGTTCTGCTTCTCCTTTCGGTGCTGGCGGAGCAAAAATAATTACAAATGCAAACACTAACGGTGCAGCAGCGACAGGCTATGGTTCTGGCGGTAGCGGCTCTTGGCACGCTTCTACAGGCGGCGGAGGTTCTACTGGCGGAAATGGATCGCAAGGATTTATTCGTGTGTGGGAGTACACCTAATGCGTTGTGCAGTAGTTCAAAATAGCGATAACACCGTTGTGAATCTCATCGTAGCAGACCCAACGGTCGATCCAGCTCCTGCTGATTGCACACTAATTGGCTTGCCAGACGATTCACCCGTGTCTTTCGGTTGGATCTATGACCCCGCGACTGGTCAGTTTACTGATCCTAACCCACCGTCACCGCCAGAAGAAACACCTGCAGCCTAATAGGTGAACCATGTCAGATGAACTGAATCAGCAAATAGGGCGCATGGAAGCTCAGATCGAGATGCTTCATCGTGACATGAATGAGCTTAAGACTGAGGTTAAATCTATCGCTTCTGCCATGAACCGGTGGAAGGGTGCAGGCGCACTTCTCGCTCTTATCGGCGTAGTGTTTGGGTTCTTCGTTGACTTGGTATTTAAAGCGTTAGGTCGATGAATGGACCCAATTACACTAATTGCAACAGCGACAGCCGCTTACAATGGGCTGAAAGGTGCTATTGCTGCCGGTAAAGAAATACAGGAAATGGCACAGGATCTCGGATCTCTGTGGAACGCTGTCGGTCAACTAACGCATATTGCCGCTACACCGCCAAAGAAGCGCTTATTCTCTAATCCTGCCGAGATTGAGAAAGAGGCGATGGAGCGCTACGCCGCGAAAGCGAAAGCATTCAAGATGCAGGAAGAGATCAAGAATCTCTTTATCTCTGTCTATGGGATACACGCATACGAGTCAGTTCAGCGCGAAGTGATCGAGATCCGCAAAGAGGTCGACAGGCAATACCGCGAAGATGAACGTATCGCAGCAGAACGCAATGCAGAGCTTAGAGACGCTGCTGGGCTATTCTTAATCGTGATGGGTTTAGTGTTAGCAATGGGTATCATCGGTTTTCTTCTACTGATTAAGCTATAGGGAACTCTCATGGATTTTCTCAAAACATTCGGTCCACTGATTAACTCAGTTGCACCAACTCTTGCCACGGCTATGGGCGGCCCAGTTGCAGGCATGGCTGTGAAAGCCCTGTCTGGCGCGCTTTTCGGTCATCAGGATGCCTCTGACGAAGAGATCAAACTCGCACTGGCAAACCCTACAGCGGAGCAATTAGCAGCGCTGAAAAAGGTTGACGCTGACTTCAAGGTGCAGATGAAGTCTCTCGACATCGACTTGGAGCGCATCGCTGCCTCTGACAGAGATAGCGCCAGAAACTACGCAATTATGACGCATGATCTTACACCGCGTGTCTTGGCGGTTATCGTTGTCGTGGCATGGGGATGCGTCCAGTGGTTCATGCTTCACAATGTGATCGAGCCCTCGATGCGCGAGTTGATCGCACGGGTTCTTGGTACACTTGATGGCGCGCTGATGCTCGTTCTCTCATACTATTTCGGTTCAGCTCACCAGCATACGGACAGCAAGTAATGCGCGATAACTTTGACCATTGCCTGAAAGCTGTGCTGAAGCACGAGGGCGGCTACGTTGACCATCCGCGTGATCCAGGAGGCGCAACCAATCTGGGGTGCACCAAAAAGGTATGGGAAGAGTGGATCGGTCATGAGGTGTCGAAGGACGATATACGCGCACTAACAGTGTCAGATGTAGCGCCACTTTACCGCAAGCGTTACTGGGACGCTGTTAGGGGCGACGATCTCCCTTCCGGTGTAGATATGGCTGTCTTCGACTGCTCTATCAATTCTGGCACGGGACGAGCGGCAAAGATCGCCCAGAAGATTTCCGGTGTGGCGCAGGATGGAGCGATAGGGCCAGCGTCTCTTGCCGCAATTCGTAAGATCGTCGATGACACTGGTGCGATGTTCTTCATCGATCAGTTCTGCGATGCCCGTATCGC